TACCCTCTTTTCTGCTGGAGCAGCCGTCTCTCCAGCGCGGGCCTCCGGCGGTGGATTGGGCGCTTCAGCCCGTCGCTGGAACGTGGGTGTGTCGAGGGGGTCCGGTGGCGCCCGGCCAGGCATCGCGCGGGCAAGCGCGTCGCGTTCCGCCTGGGCAGCGGCGATGTCAGCCGATGACGGCCGACGGAAGCGTTCGCGGATCTTGCCAGCGCCCTCGCGAATCATCGCATCGGCGACGAGGGCATCCTGAGCGCCGCGGCGCACGGTCTCGTGAATCGCGCCGGGGATGGCGCCGACCCCTTCAGCGACCGGCCGCAGGATCCCGCCTGCCACCGATCGCGCCGCCGGCAGCGCAGCGCCGAAGACCGCGCCGGCGAGCGCGCCCTCCGTCGCGTGCTGACTGGCCTCCTCCACCGATTCCCCGGTCGCCAGGCTCTTCGCGCCCTCGAACGTGCCGAACTGCGCGGCCTGCGTCGCAGCGCTACGGCCGAGGCGCGCCGCCGCCGCCCCCTCCCGGGCGAGGAAGCCCGCACCTTCTGGCAGGGCGCGCACCAGGGGGGCAGCCTTGAGGATCGGGGCAAGGCGCCCCACTGTCTCGTACTCGACCCCGAACCGCGCCAGGTCCTGCCAGAGACGTTCGCCGCCCGTCATGTAATTCTGACGTACGGATTGCTCGGTCACGTCGTGCTCGTCAATCCGCGCCTGAACCCGTTGTTCCGCCGCACGGAACGGGCCCCCGGCAACTCCGATCGCTTCCTCCGCGGCTGCAAAGGGCCGCTGCGCCGTGTGAAAGACTTTCTCCCCGGTGCGGAACATGCCGAAGACGGGTGCCGTCCAGGGATTCCGGTACTGAATGTCGGTCAGGACGCGGCTCAGGTAGCTGCCCCCGTACGGGTCGGGTGGCTCGGGTTCGGCTGGCGGGCGTCGAGACGGGCGCATCCCCTCGTGCGGCGTGGGCCCGAGCGGTCGCGGCGCTACGCGCTCGGGGGCCTCAGGCGCTTCAGGGGCTTGGAAGAAGGGGTCCCGCGGCGGCCGCTCGCGAAACCCCTCGTCGATCATCGCGGCGCTTTCGGCGAGGCGCCTGCCCCGGCCGACGGCCGCCGTCCCTTCGGCACGGTTCTCCTCGTCCCGCTCCTCCCGCCAACGCTTCAGCGGGTCGAGCCGGTGGCGCCACAGGCCCGGCTCGCTCACTCTTCAGGCTCCGCCGGCGCCCCGCGCTGCTCCCGCCGCGACGCCCGGCGCAGATACCGCTGCGCCCGACTCTTCCGGCTGGCCGGCATCGTCTCGAGGATCTCGTCCGTCGAGTAGCCGCTCGCGAGCGCGTCGAGGATGTCCTGCTCCATCTCGTCGGCGGGGTCGCCGAGCTGCTTGACCCAGGACTTCCGCCGCTCCTCCCACCGGGGGTCCCTGTCCTTATCGCCACGGCGACGGGCCGCCTCTTGCGCCGAGATCTCTTCGAGACGGTACCGGTGCTGCTGCGCTTCGATCTCGTTGTACTCCTGCCGCGTTTTCGGATGGAAGGTCCCGAGGTGGAAGTGCTCGCTGCTGATGCCGCCGCTGCGGGCTTCGATTTCCGCTTCGTCCCGCGGGATGCCCGACCTGACGGCGGCCTCGATCTGCGCGGCGAGCGCCGATTCGGCACGGCCCTCCTTGGTACGGCTCGGGTCGAGCTCGTAGCCACCACCCAAGGGGACGCGGCCGCGCCCAGGAGTCCCACGACTGAAGCCGGGATCCGGGTCGTGCGCCGGCGGCGAGACACCGAACCCTGGATCGGGATTCCTCGCGGGTCCCGGGCGCTCGAAGCCTGGGTCGATCGGGGGATTGAATCCGCCCGTGGCCGGGTTGAAGGAGCCCGGCGCCCGGAGGCCCGTCGCGGGCTGCAGGCCCTGGTCGCCGAAGTGGGCACGGCCGGAGATGAGGTCGCCCCCACGGTCGCGCTCGCCTTCGATCGCATCGGGAAGTGCCCCGCCACTCTCGCCATCGCTTGGCACGACACCCCGCTCGTAGAGCTGGGCGCGGAGCAGCGCCTCCTCGATCGGGTCGAGCTTCTCGCGCCGGCCCTTCGTGTACGCGTACTCCTCTTCGGCGCGCGTGTCGGCTTTCTCCCGCCGCTTCTGCCCGACGTAGGACTCGATGCCAGAGGCGAGGATGTCGCCGTAGTTCTCGCCGTAGTCCGGCGCGATCGTCGGTGAGTACCTACTCACAGACGGCTCCCGATTTGCGCCCCAGCCCCCGCGCCTGCGGGACCGCCGATCAGGAACCCACCGACGCCGCCCGCCAGTGCGCCGAGGAAGCTCCCACGCTTCTTCTTCGCGTTCGCCTTGGCGATGTCGGCGTCCCGCTGCCCGGCCAGGATGTCCAAGTAGCGGTTGCGACCCCCTTCGGCCACGGCGGTGTCCGACTCGTAGAGGTTCCCGTACCCGGCCGTGCGCGTCCCGTACAGGTTCATCGCCTGCGCGCCGGCGGCGTTGGCGATGTTGCGGTTGAAGGCGGAGTAGATGTCGCCCTCGTAGCTCGTGCCGAGCTCGCCCAGGCCGACGCCGCGGGAGATCGCGCCCTCGCGCGCGCCCTGCAGGTTGCGGTTCAGCTCGGGCATCCCCGCCGAGACGGCGCTCTTGATGTAGCGATCGAGCTCGGCCTCGCCGCCGCCCAGAATGTCCTCGTAGCGCCCGCGGGATTCTGCGCGCGCGGCGTCGTAGCCCTCGCCGCGGCCCCGCTCGCCGGCGATCTCGTCGTAGAGCAGAGACTCGGCCGAGGGGCGTCGGGCGGCGTTCTTTTTCAGCACGCCCGCCATGAGACTGCTGTAGGCACCCATCTTCGCCTCCTAAAAGGCCACAAACCAGTACACGGCGGTCGTTCGGTCACCGGCGATCGGCGCCACCGCGAACGTGATGATGTCGCCCGCCACAGTATAATCAACGAGAGGCTGAAGAAGCGCCCCATTTTTGTACACGAAGACCGGGCTGCTCTCCAGGTCGTTCACGTCGTACATCGGCTTGTTCGACAACGGCCAGGTCGCCGACGTCGAGCCTGTCCGGCTCTCCCGATGCAGACGCGAGAGGGCCAGGATGTCCGGGTCCCCCGTGGGGTAGGGAAGCGCGATCATGTGCTCGACCGAATCGACGGCGCCGTGACAAACAGGTCAATCAACTCGAGCTCCCCCGGCAGCGAGACCGACTCGAAGATGGCCCCGATCGCGTTGCCGGCCGTGAAGACGATCGCCTCGACCTCCACCACGTCTTCGAGCTTCGCCCCCGACGGCGCGCCGCCGGTGAACCGCTGCGGCGTCAGCCGCACCCCGTCCAGCACGGGCGTTACCTGCACATCGTAGCCAGCGGTGTGGCGCAGCACCCCGACGATCGTGCGGAACACCGCCTCGCCGATGGGGCCCGCGGGCCGCTGGTCCCAGGTTCGGAGCTGGAGCTGGTAGGCGTCGCCGATCTGGGTGAAGACGCCCGCGCCGTAGCGGAGGATCCGACCCCGGGCGGACTCCCCGATGTACACATAGCCGGGCATCTCAGTTTGGCCCCACGGCGCCGACAGGCGCGACGGGCGCGAGGTCTGAATCCGGGGAGCCGTCCTTCACGTGCCGCACCTGCGCGTAGTAGGTCCCCTGCGCCGGAGCCCCGCCCATGTTGATCTCCAGGCTCGAGTGGTTCGGCGCGGCCGTCCCCGCGTAGGGGAGCGTCCCGGACGCCGGCGGACTGCCGAAGGGGCCGCCGAAGTAGACCTTCGTCATCACGCCCCCCTCGCCCGAGTTGTTCCAGGAGACGGTCGCGTAATAGTGAACGGCATCGGGATCGTACTGTGCCATTAGACCGGTCCCCCGACGACGTGGAAGGCGATCCCCACATTCGTCGGCGGCGCGAGCGCCGCGGTGGTGACAAACTGCGAGCCGGCCACGGGACCGAGGTACGCCGAGCTCTGCCCGTTCCGGGTGTGCTTCGCGCGCCACTCGTAGGCGGTCACCGTCTGCAGGCCCGTGATCTGGAAGCTGGTCTGGCCGGCCGCCACCGACTGCGTGGCGACGATCCAGGTGCTGCCACCCTGTTGGCGGTACTCGACCTGCGTCTTCGTCCCCGGTCCCGATTCCCCATTCACCCAATGCGCGGTCGCCACGCTGGCGCCGATGTTGGTCGTGCTCGCGGTCGTGGGCGGTCCCGCGGGCGCGGGGGCGAGCGTCGGCTGCACGAGCGCGGCGCTGCGGACCCCGAGCCCGATGTCCCCGTCCGGGCCCAGCCACACTTCTTTCAGCGTGTCGAACGCCGCGAGCCGCGAGACCCGCCCACTCGTCTGGTCCTGGTACAGAAACATCACCTGATCGTGGTCGGGGTCGAACGTGGTGACGATCTTTGTGTCGCTCACGACGCGCCCCGTCGCCCCCGGCAGGCCCTCGAAGAGTGGCTCGGGCGCGTTCAGCCCGATGACGCGCAGCGGGCCCCGGTGGCTCCAGTAGTACAGCCACCCGTTGCGCGCGGCCGCGGCGGCGAAGGACCCCGCGAAGCCGTAGCTGTCGTCCACGGGGCGCGACTTATCCCATGAGTTGCGGCCGAAGCCGATGATCGGCCAGAGCGAGTAGTTGGTCCCGATGTAGAGCACGGAGCCTGCGACGATCCCCGCCACGATGCGCTCGCGGTAGGAGCGCACTCGGTGGCCCACAGCGAAGCTGTCGCCCTGCTTCATCGCCGCGAAGAAGGGCTGCCCGAAGCGGAGCAACTCGGGGCGATCGTTGTCGTTCGCCGCCTGACTACCGTAGCCCCAGCCCCACAGGTGCTGCTGGAAGCTCACGACGCCGCGGAAGTAGGTGTCCTCGAGCCCCGAGCCGCGGAGGTCGGCCTGGAAGTCGGTCAGCGTCGCCGGTGGCCCGGCCGTCGAATCGAACTTCCGCGTCTTGAAGCTCGTCCCCGCGTTCGCGTGGGCGAGGTAGGCCACGCCGAGGCCCTCGGCGATGAAGACGGTCTCGGGCGTCGCGGTGCCCGTCCACAGGACGCCGACGGGGAGCGGGCTCGTCGTCCCCTGCAGCGCCTTGCTCGTGTTGTACCAGTCGGTGAGGCTGTCGTTCAGCCAGTAGAGGTAGAACTTCGACGTCACCGTCGAATGGCCCACGGCGAGCGCGCCGTCGCCGAACGCGATGATCGCGCAGACGGACGTGACCTCGGCGGGCGTGCCCTGGTCGTCCATGAGCGTGAGGGCGACCTCGGTGCCAGGGCGCACGAGCAGCCGACCCGCGCCCGACAAGGCGCCGTTGCGGATGTAACGCGCGGAGCCGGTGAGGTCGAGGAGGCTGTTCGCGTCGTCGATTACGCCACGGACGAAAGGACCGAATCGGACAAGAGGGAAACCCGGGGCGGTCATGCTGCCCCCCTAAGGCGACGAAGGGCCTCACGCCGACAAGCTCGACACTCCCGCCGCCCACGATACAGGTAGGTGTTGTCCTTATCGAAAGGGTGCCCTCGCTTGCAGCGCGTTTTCTTCCAGTTCCCGATCGCCGTGTGAAGACCCGCCAAGCCACGTCTCACATTGACCCTATGGGTAACGAATTCGATGTGGTTCGGATTGACGCAAGCCCTGTTTCGGCAGAGGTGGTCAGATTCCAGCCCATCTGGAATGGGACCACGAAGCAACGTGTAGACTGCCCTGTGCGCGATATAGAGTTTGCCTCGAAACCAGACGTGGCCGTAGCCCTTCTTGTTCTTATAACCTGCCCAAATCCAGCACCCGCTGGTCGCAATGCGGACGCGGCGCATTATTCGTTCAAGGGCAGACGGCTTCACGCTTTTTCCTCGGCCGTCGGCACCGGTAGGATGAAGCGCCGCGACGACGGACCGGCAAAATGATCCAGGTGGAGCAGCAGTGCCTGCAGCACCGACTCCTGCTCCGTCAGTAAGCGCGTTGCTTCCTGGGGATCGCTCGCGGCGCGGCCGAAGTCCTTGGCCGCCGCGTAGGCGGCGAAGTCCAGCTCGAGCCAGTCGGCGAAGCGGTCGGGCACGGTGATCGCCTGCGTCAGGTCCCCCGTGAGCACGAGCTCCGCGGGCCGGTAGCCGAACCAGACCGACAGCGTGACGACGCCCGACGCGCCCCACTCGTTCCCCACCTCAACGAGCTTCGTCCCGAGCGGGTAGAAGCGCGGCGCCAGCTCGGCCTCGAGGTCCTGGAGATCCACCTGGTTCAGATCGACGCCGCTCGGCAGCTTCGCCAAGAGCAGCCGCTCGACGAGGGGGTCCGTGAAGCTCGCGAGATCGGCGGTGCGGGCCGAGGCCGCGTTCGTGGACGGCAGCGTCGTCGCCAGGACGTAGAAGTAGCGGTTCTCCTGCGCGAGCCGCGTGAAGAGCCGCTGCTGGCCGCTGTTGACGCGCCGGAGGACCTCCTTGTCCTTGCCCGTGAAGAGGCCGGCCTTGTTCGCGGTCGAGCGGTCGATCGCGCCGTCGAAGATGTCGCTGACGGTGCGGCTCAGAAGGCCCCCTTCAGCCGGGCCTGCGCGACGACCTGCTCAAGCCCGAGCAGGCGCGTCCCGAGCTGCCGCACCGCGCCGACGAGGAGCATGGTCGTTCTGCTCCAATTCACGAAGTGGTGCCCATCCTCGTTGAACGTGACGAGTTTCAGTGTCTCGAGGCGCCCCCGGTTGGCCTCCAGAAAGGAGCGGAAGTGCGTGCGGATCGGGTCGTCGGGCCGGGAGACCTGGACGGAGAGCTCCGTCAGGAGGGCCACGTCGTCGTGGTCGTCGAAGTTGGTCCACGCGGTACCGACGTCCTGGTGCGTGTCGCCGTCCGAATCCATGATTTGGCGCACCGTACCGTTGTCGGAGAAGGATACGATGTTCGCGTTCGCCCCCAGCGAGGCGCCTCCGGCCCCACTTTTCTTCACGCCGTCGATCGTCACCGCCGCCGGCGCCGCGTTGCTCTTGGCCGTGGAGACAGCGGTCTGGATTCCCTGCAGCAGGATGGCGTCGATATTGACGGAGCCGTCGGCGTTGAGCCCCTGAATGAGGGCCCCGCCGTTGGCGGCGTTCCGCTTCTTGACCTGGAAATAGGTGTCCGTCTCGGCAATGCCGGTGACGCCGTGGGCGACATCGGACGACTTGAGCTGGAGGATGGCACCGTCGTCCGCCCCCTGATTCACGATCAGCGCGCTGAACGTCGGGCCCAGGACCGAGTACGCCGTGAGGCGCCAGCCGGATCCGTCGTGTTCGGTGTCCACCATCGCAGCCGTCCTGGCCGGGATCGTTACGAGGCCGCCAACATCCAGCGTGCCGTCGCCCAGCCCGCTGCGGACGATGCGGAACTTGGCGCCCCGGTGTGCGTTGGTCGCCGACAGCGTGACGGCCCGGTTGGCGGTGAGGGCCACCGTGAACCGCTGTACTGGCGAACTCGCTAGCGCCGTGAGCGTTGCATCATTGTCGCCTTGGTTGGCGATGTTCCCGAAGTCGGGGTTACTCATCTGCACGTGACCGACCACGCCACTGAGTCCGGTGGTGGTGGCCGATCCCGCAAGGACGAAGTTTGGCGCGATGAGGCCACGGCAGGAGCTGTCCATGTTGAGGGCGTCACCGGCCACCTGGAGCCAGGGGTCGATTCTTGTGTAGAACGCCTTTCGGAGCTTAATGCCGTTGATGTTGATGCCCGGAATGCACCGGGTGAACACCGTGTTTTGGAGTTGCTGAACGGTGGATTCGAGATCGAACGAGTACGTCGCTCCAGCAATGCTCTGTTCTTGGCGGCAGCCCTCGAAAAGATTCTCGAATGACGCACCGGGCGACGTCGTATCAATCCAGCGCGCGAAGCCGAGCCCGCGGGCGGCATCGCAGTCGCGCCACGTGTTGTTCGACCACGTGACGCCGTTGGCGATCTCGACGTTGTAGGCCGAGACCCCGGCTTGCACCGCGAACTGGACGCACTCGAACATCGCATAGTCCAGCGCGTTCGACGCCAGGTTCGGATTGACCTCGATCTTGAGGGGTTGGTCGGCGGCGAACCAGGAATCTCGTACTTTGATCCAGTCGCGACCGTAGATCCGAAGCCCCATGCTGCCCACACCGTTCCAGAGCCCGTCCTGCGACGTCACGTCCTCGATTAGGGGACGACGGCAATCGACGAGCCGGATCATTTCCTTCACGTGGGTGGTGTCAGTGGACTGGAACTCAACGCCCGACACCTCGAAGTCCCAGATCGACACCCCGGATCCATCTGCCCGGATGCATGGGCCGTCGGCCGTGGGGGCGAACTTGATGACCGTGGCGCCGCTCCCAGCTCCGCAGATTTTGATGCCGTCGGTGCTCACGACAGCGCCGGTCACCACCTTGAGGGTGCCGATACCAAGCCAGATGATCCCACCGCCGACGCTCTGTGCAGTCGCGATCGCCGCCTGGAGGGCGGCTGAATCGTCGGCCGTCCCGTCCACGATGCCCCCGTAGGCGGGATCCCGAATGTTGAACACGGGGGCGACGCCGACGCCGACCTCGTTGAAGATCGGCACCCACTGTGCGCCGTCCCACCACTGCATGGCCCGCGCGGCGAGGTTGTGCACGCGCTGGTTGGTCGCGGGGACGGCGAACTTCTGCGTCCGATCGTTGTTGTCGGCAACGAGAGGGATTCCGTCGGCGTACGGCGCCAGGAGGGTGCTCAATGCACGATCTCCCAGAACACGGTGCTGTCATCGTCGGCGGAGAGCGCGCCCGCCAGGTCCTCGGCGCGGATCACGAACGAGGTGCCCGCGACGATCGTCCCCACCGTCAAGATCCCCCGCGTCGTAGCCGTGCCGACCACGCGCGTGAGGATGATGTTGTCGCCGGCCAACACCTCTGCGGTGTTCACGGTGACGGTGCCGTTTACCAGGACGGCACGCCCCTGTTGCGCGCCAGCGCTCAACCGATTCCCCCTGCGGTAAGCAGCGGCGTTGATGTTGTTCATAGCCCCGGTCGCGTTTCCCTGAAACTCGTTGTCCGTGTACCGGGTGTCGAACGTGCCGCCGGCCGCCACCTCGTTCACGCCGTACCGCTGCGTGGCGCCGAACGCCTTGTTGCCGAAGAAGTGGATCTGCGCCACCTGACCGGCGGCGGGGGCCACTTGGAAGCCGTCCTTCGTCGCCACGGCGTTCTTCGCGGTGTTTCCGTACACCTTGGCGTTGATGATCCCACGGAACGTAAAACCGGCCGCCGAGATCGCCCCGTCCGAGGTATTCCCGTAGATCTCGGCGGTATCAATACCGTCGAAATCGAAGCCACGGCACAGCCGCGCCTTGTTGCCGCTGAACGTCAGGTTCTTGACATCGTTGACGCGGATTGCAGCCTGGTCGAAGTTGACGACGGTGTTATGGGAAATATCGACGCGATCGGCGATTGCGGTCGTTCCTGACCCATCCTCGATGTCGATGCCAACACCGGCGGGCGTGGCGCCGTCGAAAACGACCGTGTTCCAGGTGATCTCAAGGTCGTGCGTGGTCGCCGTGTTGTAGAAGAGGATGCCGGGGTTCGCACTGTTCTGCGCCCGCCGGATGATGTTGTGGTCGATCTTGATGCGGCGGCACTTGAACGCGAGGACCACGGACCCGTCACTTCCCGCGAAGATGCCTTGCTTCGCTGGGTTGTCGATGATGTTGTACGCGACGAGGTAGTCCTCTACGGACAGCGCCGCGTCATCTTGCAACGTGACGAGCGAGATCGCGTTGTTGATCGCGTCCTTCACGCGATTGTGTAGTACGAACACATTCTTCCCCGGCCCTGCCGCCTTGATCTGCATTCCGTTGTTGATGTTGTTTCGTTCGATCCAGATATTTTGCGCGTGGCCTCCTTCTGGCACGACGGCGATTGCGTAGCGATCTTGCCCGTCAGGCGCCGGTGGGTTCGAGTCAAAAAAGAAGTTGTCGTAGCAGTTGATCTGTGAGGGGTCGGTCCCCCGCAACACGATGCACGCCCGGAACGCGGGCATCCCGTTCCCGTCGAAGTGGCAATCGCGGACGGTGACGTGGGTGCCGCTAATGCGGAACCAGTGCGAGAACGTCGCGCCGGTCGCCGCCTTCAGGATGCCAGCGTGCCCCGGCCCAACTACTTCGCAATTACTTGGGAGATCGACGACCGGGCTCGCCGCCCCCGTGAAGGTGTAGCTGCCGCCAGGCCGGGCGGGCGGGATGTAGAGGCAGCCACCGCCCGCCGTCGTGATCGCCGCCGCCACGGCTTGAAAGGCCGCCGTGTCGCTCGTCACCCCGTCGGCCGGGGCGCCGAATGGGGCGGCCCGCACATTGAACGCGCCAGCGATTGACTGCCCGATGTAGTCGGCCACCCACCCCGACGAGCTGAAGCGTTCGATGCTCCCCGTCTCGAGGTTCTCGACGCGCTGGTTCGGCATCGGTGCAGGGAAGCGCGCGTTGCGGTCGGCGGTCGAGGCGACGACAGGGATCGCGTCGTGGAGCGTGGCGAGGCTCGTGTTGCCGAACACCAAGGGGACGAGGAACGGGGCGGCGATGCCGCCTGGCAACCAGCCAAGCACCCAGAGCGCCAAGCCGACACCGACCGCGACGAGCAGGAGCTTCCCGGTGCCGTGTACGTCCGGTGCTTCCGGCGGCATCCCGTCGAGTTGGGGCATCTCGATCCGCCAGCGACCTCCCCGCGGTTGACGCCAGCCGTTGAGGGTCACGAGACGTCTCGCACGTACTTGGGGAACGTCCGCGCCACCCGGCCGACGCCCACGAGGTAGGTCTCTTCGGCCTCCACTGCCTCGTCGACGAACTGGCCCACGTCGACCTTACCGACGTCCGGCAGCCCGTTCACGCGATTCGCGATGACCTGGGCCGAGCGCGCGACGAGCGTGTCGTAGGCCGCTTCGTCCAGGAGTAGGTAGTCGGTGAGCGCCGTCAGGGCGGGGGCGATCGGCACATACCGCAGGTCGATCGACCCCACGTCGCCCCAAATCGCCATCTCGCCGATCAGGAAGAGCTTGCCCCCCATGATGTACCCGCCGTAGCCCGACACGCCGAGCGTCCACCGCTGCCCGTAACGGCGCAGCTCGAGCTCTGACTCATTCCCCCCGACGAAACGCACGGCGCCGCCAAAAAAATATTCGGCGGGCGGCAGATCAATCCCGACGCCGAACTTCGCGACGAGCGGCTTCGTCAGGTCGATATAGGGGACCCCTTGGGCGTTGAGCCGCACGAGGTAGCCCGCGCGGGTACTGTCCGCGGGCAGCGCGGTGACGACCCCCACGTTCTCCGAGATGTCGGGGACGGCGTTCACGATCTCGAACGTGGAGAGGTTCAGGACGGGCAGTGACGTCCACGCCTGCGAGAGCGTGAGCGTGTCGGCGGTGTTGGAGAGAATCTCGCGACGCTGGTCGAACCCAGGGCCGTCGGGGATCCAGACGAACTTCCCCGCGTAGGCGTTGACCACCCAGCCGGCGCCCGTGCGCCCGACCGTCGTCGCTGAGACGATGGTGACAACAGCCTGTGGATAGAGCACCTGCGCGCCGTCGAAGTCCATCTCGAGCGCCGAGCCCGCAGGGAGCTCGACCTCGGCGGGCTGGTTGTTGACGAGACTGACCGGGAGGCCACCGGCGCTACCCGCCCCGACGACGCCGATCGCGTTCTCCGCGGCGAGCGCGAAGACCACGGACGCCTGCTGTGCCACGAGCTCGGCGTTGACCTCGGCGAGCTTGGAAATGAGGCGCCGCTGGTACGCGGTCAGGAACCGCGCAACGACGGCATCGGGGCAGTAGCGCTTATGGAAATACGGGCTTTTGTCCCGAGCCGCCGTGAGGATCTCGCCAAGCGTCAGGGCCACCCGACCTCACTCTTTGTCTTCCGCGCCGAGCGCCGCGGCGATCTGCGTCAGCACGTCCTCGCGATTCCGCCCCAGCGATTCCGCCACCTCGAGCGCCTCGAGCGCGCCCTTGCGGGGCCCCCCGGGCCGTGCGAGCTCGGCGGTCAGGAGTGTGTCGACGAGCGCCGGGTTCTCCTCCAGCGCCGCCTCGAGCTCCTTGATCGACAGGCTCGGGGCTTCGGTGGACTTGGCGGCATCGGCCGTCGACTCCGTGGCTTCGGGCGCCTGGTCGGTCACGCCGGGGCCTGCCTTGTTGACGGCATCCGCGCGGAGCCCCAAGACGCCGGGGCCGAAGACGGAGGACCCTTCGGCCACGGCCTCCTGCTCCTTTTTGTACTGCTCTTCGCCGATCACGCCGCGACCCCAATACCCAGCATCCTTCCCCCCACGCATGATGTCGTCGGCCATACTACCTCCTTAGTTGACCCCGAATGAGCGGCGCTTCGCGAAGGCGAAACGCCACTGGCTCGGGCCCTCGGCCTTCGCCTTTTCAGTGAGGTACTTGATCGCGAGGTCGTACTCGGGCTGGCCCTCGCTCTCGGCAAGCGCGCGGGCCCCTTCTTCGTTCCACCGGTGGTGGAACCGCCAATTCCGCTCAGCGAAGTCGGCAGCGATGGCTTCCGTGACGTCTCGCGCGGGGTAGAACGCCACCGCCGCGAAGCCCTGGTAGATGAGCCGCGCGTACCGCCACGTGTCGCGATTGCCGCGCGCCCCGAGCTGCTCCTGGCTTCGCATCATCCCCCAGCCCACCTGCCGGCGCACGGCGTTCTGCTTGACCGTGCCGAGCAGCCAGACCGGCGACACGACCGTCACCCGCTTCGTGTAGCCCACCTCGAGGTCCGTCAGCCGCGGCCCCCACCAGAGGAGCTCGGCGGTGGCATCAATGGACCGGAGCCGACGGACGACGTGCTCCGGCGGCTCGCGGGTAGCAGAGAAGTCGACGAAGTGCTCGACCATCACCTACTACTCGGTTTCCACATCCCCGTTCAAGGGGACGGCCCGGTAGGAGACCACGACGAACCCGTTTGTCAGGACGCCCGAGCCGTCCGACGTGAAGTGCACGTTGATCGCGTCGGTGGCGCTGCCCCGGCGCGCGGCTTGGGCCGCGGCCAGCACGCCGTCCACGCGGGTCGCCGTGTTGTACGCCAGCACCGCGTTGAGCGCCGAGACGGTCTGGATCTTCACGTCGGACGTGACGACCCCCGCTTCGGTGCGACAGTAGCATTGCGCCTGGACGATCTCGAACGAGTGGCCCGGCACGAAGGAGAAGGCGAGCACGTCCGCCTGCGAGATCGCGGTGATGATGGGAACGACGAGCCGCTCGATCGCGGACTTCGCGTCGCGCGCAATTTTTCGGTCGGTCACGGCCATGTGCAGCTCCTGTTCTTACTCGAGGAGCCCTGCTGGGGCTGGGCCGAAGTGCCCAGCCCCGAGACAGGTCGGCTTAGGCCCTTGCGAGCCCCTGGATCCTGCAGTTGCAGCGAGGCTTCAGGCACCCGAGCTGCTCGTACATGTTCCCGACCGCGTAGAACGCGTCCTTGCGCCCCGTGCCGTCCGTCACGCGGTTCCAGATGGCCCCCGGCGTGTCGTCCCAGACGTACCCGCCCAGCGTCCACCGCTTGAACGTGTCCTTCTGGGTGAGGAAGGCGAGCTCGGGCGGCATCTTCCGGCAGACCTTGAGCATCAGCTCGCGGTCGCCGAGCAGTACGCCCAGCGGGCCCTTCCCGCCGGTGTAGCCGCGGGGGTCGTTGATGACCCGATCGCCCTTCAGCGACTTCCAGTAGCTCCGCGAGCCCGAGCGGCTCGTGATGAGGGCATCCGGCTTGCCCCCGCCCAGCACGAAGGTCTGGTCGTCGGCGAAGACGAGCAGGTCCTCGGACAGGACGCCGTTGTACGGCGAAACCGAGCCGTCGACGGCGATCGAATTCCAGAGCTTGTAGGTCGCCCGGAGGAGGTTCTGGAACGTCGCGAGGACCGTCCCGTCGTCCACCATGCCGAGCAGCCCCATGACCTCGCGGTCAGCCCCACCCGCGTCCTGCGTCGAGGCCCCCGAGGAATCACCGGCGAACAGGTAGTCGTTCGCCACCCACGCCGCCGGCATCGCGTCGACCGTGATGCTGTTGGGCGTGGTGTCGGGGTTGACGATCGTGATGCGCGCCGACTGGCCCACGCCGGCGTTCCGCAACGGGGCGCCGGTGGGGTTCGCCGAGGCGACGACCCGCTCGCCCTCGAGGAATTGCAGGAACGGATCCGTCAGCGCCGACCCGATCGTGACGCCGAATGCGCGGTCGATCGTGATGAGGGGGTTGGCGCCCACCGAGAAGATGCGGGCCTTCACGCCGTTGCCGTAGCCCACCAGCATGCGGTCGTGCTCGTTCTTGAGCCGCGTCACGAGATCGGGCAGGGCGCGCTCCATCCAATTCAGATAGGCGCCCATGTCGCCCTTGACGCGCCGCATCACGTCGCCCGTCATCTCGACGACGCCCTGGACCTTCTTCAGGTTGACGCGGGAGTTCTTGATGACCGGTCCGTCGGGCACCGGGATGTATTCACCCTCGGCCCGGGCGCCCACCCCAGCCGGAAGCTGGAAGTATTGGGCCGTCTCGATGTAGCGCCCGCCGGTCGTCTCGTCCTGCTTGACGTTGCCGTCTTCCTCGAAGTAACTGAGGAGCTCCGAGTCCGACACGACGTTGTAGATGACGGGATCGTTGAAGAAGATCTTCAGCGCCTCGTTGATGTCCGAGGCCCCGCCCGCGTTGAACGCGGTCGTCGTTACTCCCGGACTGAGGAGGAACGGCAGTGCGCCCAGCGCGGCGGGCGCGAGAAGGGCCACGGCCAACAGGGTGAGCAGCGCCCCGAGGCGTGTGGCCCCAAACCGTAATGCCTTCATGGGAAACCCCCTACGTCACAAGGTTCGCAACGAAGGGCGTGTCAGCCTCCGAGGAGGAGTTTCCTCATGGAGGCGATACGCTCTTTGACGCCTTGCTGGGCGGGGAGCTCGATCTTGGCGGGTCGGGCGCCGGCCCCAGCACCGGGGACGGCGGCAGCTTCGCGTCGATCTGCGCTCGCCTGCTTCAGCTTTGCGCCAGTCGTGCGAGCCGTTTGTTCGTCGGGGATGCTAGGCGCGGGGGCCTTCTTAGGGGCGGCCGCGGTAGCGCGACGGAGCGGCTGTCCACTGGACAGGCCGGCCAGGGCCGACTCGGGCGTGAGCCCGTAGTGGCGGAGCCGACGCTCCACGATACCCACGACCTCCTCGGGGCGCAAGCGCGACACCGTGGGGTTCGCCCGGCACCAATTTGCAACGTCCGTGAGACAGTCGTCGCGGAACATCGCGGCCTCTTCCTCCGCCATGTCACCGGGGACGAGGGCCTCCACCGTGTCACGAATCTTCCGTCCCTGCTCGCGCACGGCGGCGAGGCGGCCGAGCTCGCGCTCCGTCTGCCGACTGCGATCCGCGCGATCCTTGCCGAGCTCGGCGCGCACCGCGCGCAGCTTGTCGGGATCCTGCCACTCCTCGAGATCCTGCGTCACGCCCTCGAAGACTTCGGGCAGCGAGAGGAGGTGGCGCACGAGCGCGACTTGCAATTCGGGTTTGACTTTTTCGGCCAAGAATCCGATCGGGTCGAGCTCGAGGTGCTGCTCGATGACGGCGTACTCGTCGCGCTGGCGGTTCACCGCCTCCATCGCGCGGTTGAGCTCCTCGCGGCGGAGCGACCCCTTCACGAGCTGGTTCAGGCGGTCGAGCGTCTCCTGGTCATCGACGGCGAGCTTGAGCGGCTCCTCGCCCGGCCGGCGGCCGGGGATCTCGGCGATGAACTCGGCCGGCTTTTCCCCTTCGGCGGGCTTTTCGCCCTCCTCGCCCTCGGTGGGTTTCTCGGCTTCCGGCGTTTCGCCTTCGGGCTTCGCTTCCTCGGCCGGCTTCTCGGTCTCGCCCTCGGCGGGCTTTTCGACTTCAGCCGGCTTCTCCTCCTGCGCGGCCTGGGACGCCGCGAGGTTCGCCTTGGCAGCGGCGACGGCCCCGGCGATCGTCGTCGGCTTCGCGGGGGGCTCTGGCGGCTTCTCGGGTTCTACGGCGGTTGCCATAACGGACTCCTTGACAATCAGCGCACCCGGCGGGCGCGCTTGGGTTCCTTGCGCTCGGGCAGCTCGCTCAGTTTGTGCCCGTGCGTCTTGCTCACGATCTCGGCGGCGGTGGCCTTGTCCATGCCCCCCTTCTTCGCCTTCCCGGCAAGGACACTGTGGGCATAGCGAACCTGGGCCCTGGAGTCCGGCATCAGGCCGCCGGCTGCTGCGCCGCCGCGGGCTGCGCTGGCTCGGCCGGTTTCTGGGCCCCACCGCCAGGCTGCTGTATCCCGGCGGCGCCCGTGATCCGCGCCACCATGACCTCCTGCTTCAACGCCTGGAGCTGCTTCGCCGCGAACGCCTGCATGTGCATCGTCCGGTGAATCACGAACTGCGCCTGAATCTCGGGCGTGAGTCGGAGGAATTCGGGCGCGGCCATGAAGTTGTCGAGCACCGCGAGATGCACCTGGTCGTCGTACCACTCGAAGACCGGGATCTCGGCGGCGGGGACGCCGCGGACAAGCTTGCCGTTCTCCTGCTGCGCGGTGACGACGTGCACGCCCCCGGGCCACGCGGTGCGCGCAAGGTGCGGGAAGCGCGCCATCTCGAGCCACTTCGCAATCGCCGTCGGGTCCCCAGGCAGCCCAAAGGCCCCCATCTGATACATCTGGTTCACGCGGTTGATGCGCTCCGAGCGACTCTCGGGGAGCATGGACTCGACGTCGGCGACGACGTTGACCTTGCCCTCCTTGAAGAGCTCGGGGTACACGGTCACCGTCCGGGGCACCGCATCCTCGCCCGCGTAGTCGATCACCCGCTCTTCGGTGTAGAGCCGACCGAAGATCACGAGCCAGTCGTCGGCCATGCGGGCCAGCTCTTCGACGGTGCGTCGCGCGGCGCTGCCGAGGAAGCGATCGGAGTTGTAGCGCAGCTCTTTGATGAGCTTGCCCGACGGGTCCGTCGTGGGCGGCGAGCCCTCGGCCCCCTCCACGTTCCCCAGCTTCTCAAGCTCCTCCGTCATCAGCTTGTGCGCGTTGTAGACGTCGCGCCCGAGGTTCGGGGGCGGCACGAACTCGAGCGCCGGCACGCCGGCACGCCGCCGCACGGAGTAATGCGCGCCCGGCTTGTTCGTGAACTCCGCGTTCTGCAGCCCCGACTGGTCGTCCACGAGCGCGATCGGATTCGAGACGAGGTTCGAGTGCTCCTGGATCTGGGCGACGTGGCGATTCACGGCGCGGTTGATCGGGTTCAGCATCTCCTGGGGGCTCGTGCCGCTCGGCCGGCCCATGACCTTCACGAAGTCGAACGTGCGGATCGAGCTCGCGCTCGTGAAGCGGAACGGCCGCGGGCCGTCGCGGAGCACCTTGTCCTTCGTGGCGACGAGGAGCCGACCGCCGGGCTTCTGGTCGTCTTCCTCCATGCCGGGGAAGGCGCAGGGCCGCTGCCAGAGCGACAGGACCTCGCAGTAGCCCTCCTTCATCGGCGAGCTGCCAAACTCGGAGCCCGCCTTTGCGGAGGCGGAGCCGAAGAAGCCCGTGCCAAAGAGGAGCCGCGTCAGGTACCCGGGATCGTCGGTGCCGTCGAACATCGTGTCGGGCTGGACCTCGACGCCGAAGAGCTCGTAGATCTCCTCGGGCGGGAGGAAGCTGCGGACGGCGTGCCACGACTTCTCGTGCCACGGCTGCGGGCCCCACTGGCCGCGGACCTCGAGGCACGACATGACGTCCACGCGGATGTCGCCCTCCCGCTCCGTGTAGGCCGTGCCCGTCTGCAGGCCCTCCGTCGTGAGCTGGGCCTGCGGCACCCACTGGTCGGGCGCGTTCGGATCGGGCCCGTACGGGATGTCGGGCACGACGCGCACGATCGGGTTGTCATCCGGGCCGCCGACCGGGTTCCCGTCTGGCCCGAGCAGCGTCAGCGCCGCGGGCCCGCGCGCGGCCTTGAGCGGCCCCTTCCGGGGATCGACGACGGTCATCAGGTGCGCGCGGCCAGCCGGGATCATCCACGCCATCAGGCGGTCGAGCACCTCGAGCATCTGCACTTCGCGCCACTTCGTCTTGAAGAGCGTGTCCGCGACCTCGGCGAGCTCGGCGTCGAAGCGGTCCCCCGTCGACGGGAGGAACGTCAGGATCGGCGGGTTCTCGGTGAGACGGGCGTGCGTGAGGATGTACCAGTAGAGCACCCGGTTGATGACCGGGCGCTGGCGCCACCGGCGCTCGTCGTCGGTCATCCACTGCGTGATGTCGAGAAACTTCTGCAGATAGGGGTTGTACACGGACCAATGCTGCCCCGACAGCATGCGGATCGACTCTTCGACCTGGCGATCGCGACGCCGGAGGAGCTCGTCCTGCCCGTGCCAGAACTGTTTGAGCCACCCGGCGCGCTTGGCGTCGAGCTCGTCCGGCGCGAACGGGCTCGCGCGGAGCGGCGGAACCCCGACGTACCCTGCCATCTAGTTCGAGTACGGAGTCTGGAAGGTATCCACATACGTCACGGTGGACGACGCACCACCGTTCACGATCGCCACCTCGAGGT